CTTGATAAGTCGTGGACAAATGTACTTCCAGGTCTCCAAGCCGCCAGAGGAGCTAAGTAATGGCCGAGAAAAAGAAAAAGCTCGACGCCTGCGCCAAGAAGGTGAAAGCTCGGTACAAGGTGTGGCCCAGCGCATACGCAAGCGGAGCGGTAGCCAAGTGCCGAAAAGTGGGAGCCGCAAACTGGGGCGAATCTTCTAAGAAGCGCAAGCGCCCTGTGAAGAAGAAGTTAAAAGACGGCGGTTATGTTGCTTATGGCTGCGGCGGAGTTACAGAGGGTCGTCGGAAAGAGACGAATAACTACTGATGGCAAAGAAGGATAACTCACTGCGCAAATGGTTCTCCCAGAATAACGGGAAGGGCTGGGTTGACTGTAAGACAGGAAAGTCCTGTGGGCGTCAAAAGGGAGAGAAACGTAAAGGTTACCCTGCTTGCCGCCCGACTATGGCACAGTGTACGTCAGCTTCGAAAAAGAAGAAGTCTTCGAAGCGCATCAATTGGAAAGCCAATGGTGGCTTAGTAAGAGTGTTTTGAAAACCTTGAGGAGTATGTTATGAAGGATCTAAGTGGCGACGGCAAAGTGACCAAGAAAGATGTTCTAATTGGGCGCGGTGTAATCGAGAAAAAGAATGGCGGCATGTTGAACGGCTACATGGGCGGCGGCATGATTAAAAAAGGCTACAAGTACGGTGGCAAAGTTAAAGGGTACAACGCTGGCGGTTGTGTAATGGCAGGCCGCGGCGGATCGTTTAAAGGAAGCAGCTGATGGCAACTTCAGGTTCAACAGATTTTAAACTAGATGTGGCAGACATTATAGAAGAAGCGTATGAGCGATGTGGAATAGAAATCCGCACGGGCTATGAAGCCAAGACAGCTAGAAGATCCTTAAACATCATGTTTGCTGAATGGGCTAACCGGGGCCTTAATCTTTGGACGGTAAAGTTTGCTTCTCAAACAGTTGCGTCTGGAGTAATAGAATACCCTCTTGGTACTATAACAATGACAATAGGGGCATCTACTAGCTTCACTGTAGGGGAAACTATTACTGGCGGAACAAGCGGAGCTACAGCTTTCATTTTAACAAAACCATCTAGTACAACCGTAACCATATCTGTCCCAACGGCAACTTTTACCGCAGCAGAAACTATTACTGGCGGAACAAGTGCTGCAACAACTACTGTGACCTCTTCACCTTCTTTAGAAGACGCTCAAGCTGTAGGGGATTTATTAGACGTTGTTATTAGACGAGACAACTCAGATATAACTATTAACTCTATTTCTAGAGGTGAATATCTAAATATTCCTAATAAGTCTACTACTGGAAGACCTACTCAATACTATTTTGCAAGATCAATTACTCCAACGGTTAGTGTTTGGCCTACACCAGAAAACAGTACAGATGAACTTAGATACTATTTTGTTAAACGCATTGAAGACGCTGACGCATTGGTAAATACTACTGACCTACCTTATAGATTTTATCCCTGTATGATTGCTGGATTGGCATACTATCTTTCTGTTAAGAAAGCTCCAGATCGTGTACAGATTTTAAAAGCTCTATATGAAGAAGAGTTCTTACGAGCGGCACAAGAAGATGAAGAAGCGGTATCGCTTAAACTACAACCTAGTATTAGTTATTTGAGGGTATAATGGCGGATTACACTAAAAATTTTAAGGTAGACCCAAACGACCCATATTTACAACCTAGAGCTGCCCTAACTACTAGTCAAAAAGCACAAATGTTGTTAAACCAAGAATTTGCAAAAACAAGAAGAAACAATACTAGTAACAATTTAGCCCCTAATAATCGCACAAGAGTGAATATTAATCCTTCTTTAAAGGTTACATCTGGTGGCCCAGGACATCAATTAATTTCAGGGGGAGTACAAACACAAGTTACTTCTCCAAAAGGGTTAAGTGCAGGAGCAACTATGGGTGGGAATCGAGAAACATTAAAAGTTCCTGGAAGAACTCTTAGTAGAGGCGGATTTGGTGTAAACTCGTTTGGAGTTGGGTTTCAAAAGGGGGGTTTTCAAAGTGGGGCTACTTTAGACCCAAAGTCAGGAAAAGTTCTTAATGCTGGTTTCAAATTTGTTAAAAAGTTTTAAGTAGAGGATAAGATGGGACGATACGCTTCAGATGCAAATGCTTACGGAATATCAGACCGTTCTGGTTTTAGATACCGTTTAAGAGACATGCGTAAAGAGTGGAATGGATTTCTTGTTGGGGAAGATGAGTACGAACCCAAGCATCCGCAATTGACCCCTTCTAAAGCACCAGCAGACCCTGAAGCTTTAAAAAACCCCCGACCAGAACAAAACCTAGTAGCACAAAGAAATATTCAATGGGGGTTTAACCCTGTAGGGGGTAGCACTGATAATGGTATTAATCCTCCTAATAATCTGGTAGCTATAGGTTCAATAGGAGAAGTTGAGGTACAAACATAATGAGCTATACATTTACAACTTTAAGAGAAGCCGTTCAAGATTACACTCAAAATGAAGAGACATCTTTTGTTGCAAACATGGGTATGTTTGTAGAGTTGGCTGAAGAAAGAGTATTAAAGTCGGTACAACTAAACGAGTTTCAAAAAAACGCTGCGGGAACAATGGCTAGTGGTAATCAATTTTTAAATGTTCCATCTGACTTTTTAGCTCCTTTTTCTCTAAGCATTACAAGTAGTAGTAGCTATGTCTTCTTAATGTTTAAGGATTTAGATTATGTACAAACGTACAATCCTAATCCAGCTACGATAGGTGTTCCTAAGTACTACGCTCAGTTTGACGTTAACAACTTACTTATAGGTCCTACTCCTGATGCGGCTTACACAACAACATTGAGTTACTTTTATCGACCAGCTAGTTTGACAGAAAGTTTGCTTGTGTTAACCGTTGGTGCAACTGGAAGCTTTACAAACGGTGAGACGATTACTGGTGGTACAAGTGGCGTAGTTTCTACTATTAAATCTATTCCAAGCTCAACTACACTATCTATACTAGTTCCTTCTGGTACTTTTACAGACGGTGAGACGATTACTGGGACAACTAGTGGAGCAACAACTACTGTAACTTCTACAGGGGCGGATACAACTGTTAGTTGGACGAGCGAAAACGCAGAGATAGCGTTGTTATATGGAACATTGATTGAGGCGAGCACATACATGAAGGGGGAACAAGACGTCATGGCTATGTATAATTCTAGGTTTGGAGAAGCGATATCAAGGTTAAAGAATTTTGGAGAAGCAGAAGAAGTGTCTGATGAATACCGAACGGGACAGATTAGAAGGCAGAAAAGCTAATGTTAACAAAACCACTTAGCATGTCTAATGATTTCTCGGTTACGGTAGAAACTACAGATAATAGAGGCTTTACTCCAGAAGAGGTAGCAGTTCGTTGCGTTAATAGAATAATAGGAATTTCTGAAAACGCTCCACCTGCTATTAGAGACCAAGCTCACGCTTACAGAGAACAACTAGAAGCAATAGTTGCAAATTATATGCACCAGGCTATTAAAAGTGATAGAACTACTGTATATAATGCAATTAAAGATTCTGGAAACCTAAAACTAGCAGAATATATAAGGAGAATGTAATGGCTTTTAGTGGAAATTTTTTATGTACCTCGTTTAAAAAGGAGTTAATGGAAGCAAAACATAACTTCTTAGCTTCTGGGGGCAACACGTTTAATATTGCAATGTACACCAACAGCGCAAGTTTTACAGCGGCTACCACTGCATATACAAGCACTAATGAAATTAGTGGAACAAACTATACCGCTAAAGGACAAGCACTTGGAAACGTTAATCCAACAACTAGTTCAACAACAGCGTTTACTGACTTTGCGGATGAAGTGTTTTCCAACGTAACTATATCGTCTGTTCGAGGAGCTTTGATCTTTAACGACAGTGCTTCTGGAGATCCAACGGTCTGTGTTTTAGACTTTGGTGCAGATAAAGCGGCAAGTTCTGGCGATTTCACAATTGTTTTTCCAACAGCTGATGCGAGTAATGCGATAATTAGGATAGCCTAATGTCGATCAACAATGTAGCAGCATTCCAAGGGTGGAACAGCTCTATACAAGGCTGGAACACTAGCACTTGGAATACTAATGTTGCCTTCCCGGTAACTGCTACAACTGCTATTACTGGCGTTGCCACCACTGGAGACGGTGTGATTGGCGTTACTGGCACCAGTGCTACTGGTGGCGTTGGTTCTGTAACCGTTACAGGAATAGCAAATGTTTCTGTTACTGGCGTTGCTGGTACAGCAGCGTTAGGTAGTTTCTTTGTTACCAATACTATGGTGACAATGACGGGTTCTATTGGCTCTGTTACAATAACAGGAACAGCAAATATAGATGTTGAAATGACAGGAATGACAGGAATTATAGGATCTTTAAGGGCAACATGGGGAGAGGTTGTGCCAGCGGAAGATACAAGTTACACTACAATAACACCTTCTCAAAATGCCAACTGGGAAACCATAGAATACACTACAATAGGAGCATAGGAATTAAAAATGGCTAGTACATACGTTAATAACCTCAGACTAGAAGAAATAGGTTCAGGCGAACAATCTGGTACTTGGGGCGATACAACAAACACAAATTTAGAAATAATAGGCCAAGCAGTTGCTTGGGGAACCAGGGCGATTGCAAACGCCTCAACAGATAATATTACAATTGCGGACGGTGCGTTAGACGCGGACAGGTGCCTTGGGTTAAAACTCACAGGCG